GGCGTTGTTTATTTCGACGCCAGACGGTACAGCTAGTTGGTTTTACGACTTGTGGTGTTATGTCCCAGAGGACGAAACCGGAGATTGGCAACGATGGTGTTATACGACGATTGAAGGAGGAAACGTCAGCAAGCACGAGGTCGAAGCAGCCCGCGCTCAACTTGATTCGCGCACGTTCCGCCAGGAATTCGAAGCGTCCTTCGAGAACCTGACTGGTTTGGTCGCGGTCAGTTTTTCCGACGACAACATCTCGCTCGACGCAAAGGATATTTCGATCCAGCCGTTGCTGTTGGGCGTTGACTTCAACGTGGATCCAATGAGCGGCATCTGTGCGGTCAAAGATCAGGACACCTTATATGTGTTCGACGAAATCATGCTCACGGGCGGTGCAACGACCTGGGATTTTGCGGAAGAAGTGACCCGTAGGTATGGGGTAGATCGCAGGATTATTGCTTGCCCTGACCCAACAGGCGGAGCTAGAAAGACGAGCGGTGTGGGCGTAACGGACCACGCAATTCTCAGGCGTAGCGGCTTCACGGTTCAAAGCCCCAGATCACCGTGGAAGATCCGAGACAAAATTACAGCGGTCAATACAGGTCTAATGGATGCTTCTGGAGCACGAAGGGTCAAGATTCACCCGCGCTGTAAGGAGTTGATCAAGTCGTTGCGGACATTGACCTATGCCCCTGGAACGGGTCTGCCCAACAAAAACTTAGGAGTAGATCACGCCTTTGATGCTTTCGGGTATCTTGTGCTGCAGCAATTTAACCTTGCAAAACCCGAAACTTTGGGGCCAACAAGCTACCGGCTCTACTAAGCTGTTTGGGTAACTTTGCCAAAAGGCGAAGGACAAGTCACTTGCAGCGGATCAGGTGTGAGGAATGCGGGTGCGTGAGCCGGTTCTAGTCCGCAACCATTTGGGGCGTTAGACTGGGGTTGTCGTCGCATATTGCGTCATGCCTGGACATTACGGAGCTGGTGGCAAGAAAAAGCCCAACGGCAAGAAAAAAGGAATGAAGAAGGGCAGCAAGAAGATGCGGTGCAGCTGTGGCAAGTAAAAACGTCCCAGTAAACAAGACGCTTTACAGCCGAGTTAAGGCTGAAGCCAAACGCAAGTTCGCGGTTTATCCGAGCGCGTATGCAAATGCGTGGCTGGTACGCGAATATAAGAAGCGTGGCGGCACTTACGAGAAGGCACCCAGTGGCGGAACGAAAAAAACCACGAAAACCCGCAAAACCAAAAAGTAAGGGCCGTGGTGGCCTTGGCCGATGGTTTGACGAGAAATGGGTCGATATAAAGACCGGAAAGCCTTGTGGGCGCTCCAAGGGCGAGGATAGAGCGTATCCAGCGTGTAGACCATCACGCAGGGTGTCAGATAAGACGCCAAAAACCACAAAAGAAATGAGTCCT